ACTCACTCAAGGCATGGGGAGAACGTCTAGGTTTTCCCAAGCTACCTCATAAAGACTTTACTGAATACAGCGAGGATATGTTAGAGTATTGTATTAATGATGTTGAGTTAACATATAAGGTAGCTGTTGCTTTAAAGTTAGAAGGCGGGAAGCAAGGAGCAGAACAAGCAAAGAAGCTAGAGCATATCTCGCAACACTTGCTAGAGAATCAGAATGAATTTGGTTTTGCTCTTAATGTTGAGAAGGCACATAAGCTTCTCGCCCATATCACAGGTAAAGCTAGTAAGTTAGAACAAATTATACTACGGTCTGCCCCACCTTTACCTAGATTTATTAAGGTAGTCACACCTAAGTATAAAAAGAATGGAGATATATCTACTGTTGGGTTAAAACAGTATGATCTATCTACTATAGGTGGTTGCTTTTCTTCTATAGTATGGGAAGAATTTAATCTTAAATCACCTAAACAAAAAGTACGTAGACTTGAACCACACTGGTCGCCTGTCATACGTACACAGACGTATAGAAAACTTTTAGAGAAAAAGATTAAAGGTTTAATAACTCAAGAAGAGTTAGAGGAACGCTCTAGATTCTCTTGGAAATTATGCGAAGAGAACTTAGAGACTATTAAACAAGATGCACCTCAAGAACTGAGACATCTTGGTACATATGCAATGCTCGTATCTAGAGCAAAAGAAATAGAAGGATGGTTAGATGCTCTTGGAACTGATAACAGAGTACATGGCTCTTGTTTTAGTGTTGGTGCTGTTACTCATAGGATGTCTCACAATTCCCCTAACATGGCTAATATACCCTCAATTAATTCGGCGTATGGTGAAGTATGTCGTTCGTGTTTTACGGTAAGTAATCCAGACACTCACCTATTGTTAGGTTGTGATGCATCAGGTATCCAGTTACGTATACTCTCCCATTATATGAATGATCCAGAGTATACTCATGAAGTTGTTAATGGTGATATCCATTCTAAAAATTTAGAAGCAATGGGTATAGATAAAGGAGTATGGAACGATGAAAGAAGACAATGGAGTAACAGAGACATCGCAAAGACTTTCATCTATGCGTGGTTACTTGGTGCTGGCGATGAGAAGGTTGGGCTTATTACAGGAGGAGATGCATCAGATGGACGTAGAGTTAAAGAGACTTTCTTATCTTCTCTCCCTGCCCTTTCCAAGCTCAAACAACAAGCAGCCAGAGCAGCTAGACTTGGTTACATGGTTGGACTCGATGGAAGACACATCGAAATCAAATCAGAACACTTCGCCTTAAGCTGCTATCTTCAAGGTGGTGAAGCTGTCATCATGAAGTATGCTATGGTACTATGGCACAGTTGGATTAAGAAAAAGAAACTGGATGCTAAACAAGTGGCTGTAGTACACGATGAATTTCAAATAGAAGTTAGAAAGGAACATGCGGATGAAGTAGGAGAATTAGTTAAACAGTCTATCATAGAGGCAGGGGAACGGTTGAATCTTAACGTTCCTCTTGATGCTGAGTACAGGACAGGTATAAATTGGGCAGAGACTCATTAATATACTTGACAAGAAATTCAGTATCATATATAATATTTGTAACATTTGATAACATCCATTGTAAGGAGTTAAAAATATGGCTACTATCAAATCAGCTATTGTCGAAGCAACCCTCTTCTGGCCTAACCTTGCTACTAAGAATGATATGTCTGGCAAGTATCAGGTTGATTTAGGTTTGCTAGATAAGCAAGCAGTAAAAACTCTTGAGAGTATGGGGATTAATGTTAAGACTGATCCACGTAAGAATGAAGACTATCCTGATCGTAAGTCTTTTGTTACTGGTAAGTCTAACTACCCTATTAAAGTTGTCTTTAAATCTGGTGTAGATTCTGTTGATCCGGGTGAAGTAGGTAATGGAACTAAGGCTAAAGTTAAAGTTAATTCCTATGAGTGGAAGTTCAAAGGTAAAACTGGTGTTAGTCTTGGAGTAAATAAGCTTCAAGTTACTGATCTTACTCGTTATATTGCTGAAGACAATGAAGATTGGGATGATGAAGAAGTCTCAGAGTTAGATGAAGTATTAGATGAAGACTTTGATGACGAGTAAATAAATATTATGGGCCAAGGTAGCTATATACCTAGCACAAATGTCCTTGGGTGCCAGTGAGAGGCGGTAGGCTGGCTCTATCATCAGGAGAGAAACGATGAAGACTATTGAAACATTAGTAGAAGACATCTATGATATCATAGACAAAGGCTTTGAACCATCTTCTAAAGCAGTAGAAGATTTAATTAAAACTGTCACACATTCAATACAAAGACAGTTCTCACCTAAGTTAAGAGAAGATCGTAATACATTACGTATGTCTAATATAGGTAAGCCTTCATGTCAGACATGGCATGAAATTAATAAGTCTAGTAAAGAGCCACTAACACCTGATACTAGAATTAAGTTTCTATTCGGAGATATAGTTGAAGCTTTGTTAATTTTCTTAACTAAAGAAGCAGGACATAAGATAACACATGAACAACATGAAGTTAAAGTTGATGGTATTAAAGGACATCTTGATTGCAAGATTGATGATGTTACAGTTGATATTAAAAGTGCATCTTCTTATTCATTCAAGAAGTTTAAAGAGGGTACTCTATCGAACAATGATCCGTTTGGTTACATTGCTCAAGTCAGTGGGTACGCACATGCAGAAGAAGATGATGAAGCTGGTTTCTTAGTAATGGATAAACAATTAGGTAAGGTCACTTATATGCCAGTGCATGAAATGGATATGATTGATGTACCTAAAAGGATAAAAGAACTAAAGAAAATTGTAGAAGCTGATACACCTGTTAGATGTTTTAATGCTATACCTGACGGTAAGAGTGGTAATATGAAACTAGATATTAACTGTTCTTATTGTGCTTATAAAGATACATGTTGGTCTAATGCAAATGATGGAAAAGGTTTACGTTTGTTTATTTATTCTAATGGGCCAAGATGGTTGACACATGTTGAACGTACACCAGATGTAAAGGAAATAGTATGAGTGAGTTTGTACTAGATATAGTTAATAATCCACCACATTATAATAAACATGGTATTGAATGTATTGAAGCAATTAAAGCTAGTATGACTGATGAAGAATACCAAGGGTATCTTAAAGGTAATACTTTAAAATACATGTGGAGATACAGATATAAAGGACATCCTAAACAAGACTTAGAAAAAGCACAATGGTACCTAAGTCAATTGATTAAGGAGACAGGCCAGTGCAATACAAACGATTAAAATCTTGGGGTAAATATCGGAGTGGTTTAGAAAAGAAAGTAGGAGATTCTTTAAAACAACAAAAAGTTAAAGCTAAATATGAAACTCTTAAAATAAAATATATTAAACCAGCTACTCCTCATATGTATACACCAGATTTTATTCTACCTAATGGTATAATAATTGAAGTGAAAGGATTGTTTAATAGTTCAGATAGAAAGAAACATATACTAGTTAAAGATCAACACCCTGATCTTGATATTAGATTTGTATTTAGTAATTCTAAATCAAAACTATATAAGAAAAGTAAATCAACATACGGAGATTGGTGTATTAAACATGGATTTCTTTACGCTGATAAAGATATTCCTCAAGAGTGGATAAAGGAAGAGACATGACAACGCATTTAGTAATACCAGATCAACATGCTCATCCTGATTATAACAATAGTAGGTTTGAATGGTTAGGTAAATTGATTGTAGACCTTAAACCTGATACAGTTATTAATCTAGGGGACATGGCAGACATGCCTAGCCTTTGTACATATGATAAAGGCACAAAAGGTTTTGAAGGACGGCGGTATAAGAAGGATATCGAAGCTGCCTTAGATGCTCAAGAACGTATGTTTACGCCTATTCAAAAAGCTAAGAAAAAGAAACCTAGGTTTGTATTTACTCTAGGTAATCATGAAGAAAGAATTAATAGGGCTATTAGTTCTGATGCTATACTAGATGGAACAATAAGTATAGATGATTTTAAATTAAAAGATTATAAATGGGAAGTGTACAATTTTCTACAGCCTGTAGTTATAGATGGGATAGCTTACTCTCACTACTTTACAAGTGGTGTTATGGGTCGTCCTGTTGGTGGTGAAAATCCAGCTAAGTCTTTACTTAATAAACAACACATGTCTTGTACTGCAGGGCATACACATACTTTAGACTTTGCTAGTGATACCAATGCAGCTAGTGATAGGATCATGAGCCTAGTAGGTGGGTGTTATCTAGACTACGCAAGTGGATGGAACAATCCACAATCTGAAAACCTCTGGTGGTCAGGGGTTATAATAAAAAGACAAGTAGAAAAGGGAACATATGATCTTCAATTTGTTTCTCTTGAGTCTTTAAGAAAGGAGTATGCCAATGATAAGTCAAGAGGAACTACCAGAAGAACTAAGGCTACTCATCGTTGATAGATATACTGCTGTTGAAGTTGTAGAAAGATTAGAGCTATCCATAGAAGATATCCTTGACAATTTCTCAGAACAAGTATATAATAATCTAGAAAGATTCGATGAGCTTTGTGCAGATTTAGGTATAGAGTTTAAAGAAGATGAAACGTACATACATGAGACAGGATATGAGGAGGAAACGTAATGACATCGCTAGGGATTTACATACTCCAAAATATCACAAACGTATTGTAGAGGATAAGAAAAATGTCTACAATAGACAAAAAAGTAAACGAATTATTAGAGAAGAACGGATTAGATATGCCAACAAACAGGAGTATAACGACGTTTAATCCTGATCTAGTTGTTAATAGGTTTAGTTTATTAATACCTTTAATACAAACTGCAGATACAATAAAGTCACCAGAATTAAGAAACTTCTTAATAGCTGCGGCTGCAATTATTGTTGAATCTGTTAAACAAGGATGTGATTTAGTTATAGAAGAGGTTGAGGATGAAGATGAAACATACCACTAGAGAACAGTTAGTAGCTAGATTCCATAATGCTATGGGGTTAGATGTTGAGAGTCAGCCTCGTACTTCTTTAATTAAACTACGTAGAAGTCTACTACGTGAAGAGTTTGATGAAGTTGTAGAAGCACTGGATGTTATTGAAATGGAAATAATTAGAGGTAAGAAAGGAACCAAGGAGCAGTGGGCAAACCTATTAAAAGAGCTTGCTGATTTACAATATGTTTTATCTGGTACTGTTATTAGTTTTAGTCCTATTGCTAGTAATTTTACTCCTGCTTTTAACAGGGTACACGCTTCTAATATGTCGAAGTTAGGGTATGATGGTAAACCAGTGTATCGCCAAGACGGTAAGGTTACTAAAGGTCCTAACTATAAAGAACCTAAACTTGGAGATTTGATCCATGTCTGATTATGGTCCACAAATTAATGTATGTGATGAGTTACATGCACAAAAATATAGGTTAACTAATGAATCGTTCAGTGAAGCTTGCTCGAGACAGACGGCGGCAATGTCAGACGATGAAGAACACCGCCAAAGTTACAAAGACATCTTACTTAACCAGAGATTCATGCCAGCCGGTAGAGTTCAAGCGGCAATGGGTTCACCAAGGGATGTTACAGCCTACAATTGTTTTGTCTCAGGAGCAATCGAAGACTCCATGGAAAGCATCATGGAACGAGCTACCCAAGCCGCTGAAACAATGCGGAGAGGGGGTGGAATTGGTTTTGATTTTTCTAGGATACGCCCTAGCGGTGACAGGATTGTTAGTCTTGATAGTTCCGCTAGTGGCCCTGTTAGTTTTATGGGCATTTTTGATGCAGTTTGTCAAACCATAATGTCTGCTGGTCATAGGCGTGGTGCTATGATGGCAGTACTCAGGGTTGACCATCCTGATATTGAAGAGTTTATTAGAGCTAAACGTAATGATAATACCTTGACTAACTTTAATATATCTGTTGGTGTAACAGATCAGTTTATGGAATGTGTACAACAAGGTAAGATATACTCACTTAAGTTTAAAGGAGAAACATACAGGACGATTAATGCACGTGCTTTATGGGACGAGATCATGCGTAACAATTGGGATTGGGCAGAACCCGGGGTCTTGTTTATTGATCGTATTAATGAAGAGAATCCTTTATGGTACTATGAAACTATAGAAGCTACTAACCCATGTGGTGAACAGCCTTTACCACCTTACGGAGCTTGCTTGCTAGGTTCGTTTAATCTTGTTAAGTACGTGAATGAACAAACTAAGAAGTTTGACTTTGCTAAATTTAAAGAGGACATCCCTCATGTTGTACGTGCTATGGATAATGTTATTGATAATACCTCTTATCCTTTGGGTGAACAAGAGCTTGAAGCAAAAACAAAAAGACGTATGGGATTGGGAGTTACTGGATTGGCAAACTGTCTTACTATGTGTGGCTATAATTATGGAGATACTACTGGTAGACGTTTCACTCGTAAAGTATTAAAGACATTAATGGAAGATTCTTATTCAGCTAGTGCTGATCTATCTGCAGAGAAAGGACCATTCCCTGCTTATCAAAAAGAAAAGTATCTTCAAGGTAAGTTTATATCTCGACTACCAGAAGAGATACGTAAAAAGATAGAGAAGAATGGTATGCGTAATAGTCATCTAACTAGTATTGCACCTACTGGCACAATTAGTTTTACAGCAGATAATGTAAGTAGTGGTATAGAACCAGTGTTTCAACATGAACTAGATCGTACAGTACAAACAGAAGTTGGTCCTCAGATTGTACGTTTAAAAGACTATGCGTATGACAAGCATGGACTTAAAGGTGAAACAACTGATGACCTTACTGTAGATGATCACCTTGATATGCAGATTGCAGTTCAACCATTTGTAGACAGTGCAGTATCTAAAACTATTAATGTAGGTAGTCAAGTTACTTTTGAAGAGTTTAAAGATGTATACTTTAAAGCTTGGAAAGGTAACTTGAAAGGAGTGACTACATTCAGACTAGATGGTAAGCGTTATGGTATTTTAAATAAGATAGAACCCGAAGATGAAGGAGCAGCTTGTTTCATTGACCCTTCTACTGGACAAAAGGAATGTGGTTAATGAATAAACTGTTAGCGTGGCTTAATAAAAAATATGGGAAACCAGTTCCTCAATATTTATCAGGTAAAGGGAGAAAGTTATGATTATATTTGCATTAATAATGCCTATTCTTTTCTTAGAGAGTAACAAAGATTTCTTTAAACAAGTAGAGAAGGAGCGTAATGAAGGGTACACTTGGCATTATGTAGGTGAACAAGAAGCAGACCCTACTGCTAAGTCAATTAGAGTTAATGATAAGTATATTTTCTGGAAATTAAAGAAATAAATTATGTTTAAAATATTTATACTAAGTATTGGAATTTTAATATTTGGAGTATATATAAAGTTAAATGAGACATCTACACCAATTAATAATATCTCATGTTTAGAATCTTTAAAAAAGTTAGATATTGTTTTTAAAAAACAAGCAGACTTTAAAGAATCTTCTAAATGTAAAGTAGAAAATGCAGTACGTTTAACAAGAGTAGGGGGAATTACATTAGATAATTCTCCTTTACTTACATGTAGTATGGTTAAACAGTTAACTTTATTTGAGAATAAATTTATTCAACCATTAGCTAAACGTTTATTTAATTCTGAAATTAAAAGAATAAAACATTTAGGAACATATAACTGTAGAAGCATGAGACAGTTTACTTCTATCCCAAGTCAACACTCATTTGCTAATGCGTTAGATGTTTCTAGTTTTATTACTGAAGATAATCAAGAAATAAATATAGAAAAACATTGGAAAACTTCTGGTAACAAGGGGAAGTTCCTTAGAAAAATCGCATTAGATGCTTGTAAAGTTTTTCAAGTAGCTGTCTCCCCAAATAAAGATGCTAATCATTATAATCATTTCCATTGGGATATGGCACCTTATAGAAATTGTTATTAAATTTAAAGAACAAAAGGTGAAACCTCTCTGTAAGCTGTTTTAAGGCTCACTGAGAGGTTTCTTACTCCCAGGGTGGG